GTGCGTATCAAGTCATATATCATCGAGGAACTGTCTAACTATCAAGACATATCCACAGGTGATGGTAAGAGAATGGCTACCATGAAAGAGGACATTAAGGTTATACTTGGAAGGAGTCCCGACATATCAGATACGTTGATAATGCGTATGTTTTTCGTTCTTAAAGACAAGCTATTACCAGACCAAAGCGAGCAAGCTGCTAGATTAAGAAGCACTCTTGATGAGCAATTTTCTCGTAACAAGGCGCGGCAGCCTATGAATGACACACGATGATTAACATCTCCCCCGAAAACCCACCACATAACATCCGAGAGTTATGCGAGGCTACTTTTGATTTAGAGGGCAAGGACGTTGTATTTACGTTCGGAGACACCGTGTACAACGTACATACAGATTTAGATTACGGACTTATCGCTCACGAAGCTACACACACAAGGCAACAAGGTGATGCGCCTGTTGAATGGTGGGACAATTACCTACACGACAAAGAGTTTAGATACTCACAAGAAGCGGAGGCATACAGAGCGCAATACTATGAGTACATGAAGCAAACAAAAGACAGAGAGAAGTTGTTTCAAGTTTTACATAAATTAGCAAATGACTTATCGGGGCCAATGTACGGATGGGTATGCACATTACAAGAGGCAATGAAGATAATCAAAAAATGAAATACAATAGAAAAAATTACAGGCAAAGGAGGGACTTGTTTCTCTTAAAAAATTACTCTAGGATGGAGTTATTCGACGAGTACGTTAGGAGGAAGCGTAGACTTGCATCCAAGTGGTTAGGTGATGTTCGTAGGGGTACTTTACCAAATCCAATTCGTCTAGTGTTGAGTGAGTTTTACTCACAGAAGAACAACAGACTAAAGTAGTCTTTGGATTAACGCACAAACGAATCTAGCGTGTTGCCCGCAACGTATTTGCAGGACACAAAGGGAACGGTTATAGAAACGGTAATACGTCTATGACTAGCGCCAAGGTAAACGCTTTATTAAGACAGACAGAAGATTTGAATAATAAAGTACTCCCGCGAATGTAACTTAATTATGAATCTCTCAATACTCATCCCCAGCCGCAACGAGCCATACTTGCAAAAGACTATAGACGATATCTTCGAGCACTCGGAGGCAGATATTGAGGTGTTGTTTGAAGAAGACAATGGATTGGGACAACGAGGACTAACAAACAAGTTAGCTCATAAAGCAAAAGGTACGTATGTCATGAAAGTAGATGCACACTGTTCTTTTGGACAAGGGTTTGACCGCATCTTATTGGAAGACATGCAAGACGATATGATTGTTGCGCCTACTCTGTTAGCCCTTGACGCAGAACAGTGGAAGCCTAAACCTAAACCAATATCTTCCTCATACTACTTTGATAGAGACTTTGTTTTTCAGTACAACAGGGAAGCGGAAAACCTAGAGCCTTTAAACGAAACCATGTGTCTGCAAGGCTCTGCATGGATGGTGAGCAGGGAGAACTATTGGAAGTGGAATGTATGTGACGAATCTTATGGCTCATGGGGGAGTCAAGCTGTAGAGCTTGGAATACAAGCATTTATAAACGGCGGCAGGTGTGTTACGAACAAGAAAACGTACTACGCACATTTGTTTAGAGAAACAGATGCAGACTTCCCATACGAACGTGACCACCCACAAATGCGCAAGGCTCACAACTTAATAAAAGAACGATTTGAGAACGACCCACGCATTGATATGCTCGTTGAGAAGTTTGACAAACCTGGTAATTGGAAAAACATGGTATAATACTTTTACAACTGAATATGTCTGGCGAGGGACGAAGGGTGTTTTGTAAGGAATATCTACCCTCGCCGGTAGGTGTTCCCCACAAAGCCTCTTTCAAGGCTTATTGATGGAACTACAATCTATACAAGATATAATCCGTAAAGCGGAAACTAACTACCTACAAGGAAGCACCAAACTGGGTAAGTATGTCGATTGGTCAATGCACGATACCATTGAGCGTATTGATGCATACTTAAACAGTAGACACACTTCTGGCTCTGAAGATTCTCTTGGTCGTCCTAAACCATTTTTTAATATAGTTACTGCTGCTACAAACATTTGGTATCGCGCAACTGACATAGACCGAAAAGATATACGGTTTATGCCTACAAAGAGTTCTTCTGTTGTGTTGGCATTTGTAGCAAACGTCATGCTGCAAAACTGGATGAATAAAAACCGTTTTGGACAGTTTCTAAACCAGTGGGGACGCTCTATGGCTCGCTACGGGTCTGCTATATCCAAGTTTGTAGAGGTAGACGGAGACCTAATCCCCTACGTTATCCCTTGGAATAGATATATAGCTGATCCAATACAGTTTGACGCACTCCCTCACATAGAGAAGTTTTATAAAACACCAGCGCAGTTGCTTGAAATGGCTACTCCTGGCTCGCCTAACTACAGAGGATATAACTTGAAAGTTGTAGAGTCACTTATCGACTCACATTCAACACGCAAAACCCTAGACAACCACCAAAAAGACAACATGGGGGACTTCATTGAGCTATATGAAGTGCATGGAGAGCTTGATTCGCGTCTTTTAGAGGATGAGCCTGACCTTGATGTGCCTAATAAGGACATACGATACAGACAACAGATGCACGTGGTGTCCTTTATACAAGAAGGTGGCGGCAAATTTAATGACTTTACCCTCTTTAAAGGCAAAGAGCGTGTAGACCCATACCAAAAAGACGATTTGATAGAGGAAGATGGACGTACACTAGGCATTGGTGCAGTTGAATACCTCTTTGACGCACAATGGATGCAAAATCACACAGTCAAGAACATGAAAGATACGCTCGACCTTGCGTCTAAACTCATATTCCAAACTGCTGATACTAACTATGCAGGTAAAAACGTACTCTCTGCTATTGAAACGGGAGACATAATGACTCATGCGGATAACAAACCACTTACACGTATTGCAAACGACTCCCCATCTATCGTTGCGCTGCAAAACTTTGGAAACATGTGGCAAAACCTAGGACAAGAGCTTACATCTACCCCTGAAGCTACACGTGGTGTAACCCCTCCATCTGGTGTCGCGCTTGGAACTGTACAAATGGTTACTGCACAAGGCCTATCCCTATTTGAGATAATGACTGAAAACAAAGGGCTAGCTATTGAAGACATGATGCGCAAGTACGTCATTCCTAATCTAAAGAAGCAATTAAAAAACAAAGACGAGATAGCAGCTATCCTTGACGATGCAGGTATACAAGAGATAGACGCGATGTACGTACCACACGAAGCGGCTAAACGCTTTAACGACCAAGTTAAAAAGGATTTACTTGCGGGTATCGTCCCCTCTCCATACCAACCTGATATTGCACAGCAACAAGTACGTCAAGAGAACGGTATGTCCGGGAATAAACGCTTTTTTAAGCCTGATGAGCTTGACCAAAAGACATGGGACGAGATATTCAGTGACTTTGAATGGGATTCAATAAAAGTTGAAGTTGTAAACGAGAACTCAGACAAGCAGGCAGTATTACAGACTCTATCCACAACATTGCAGACTATTGCAAGTAATCCTGCCATTTTACAAGACCCTAACGCTAAAATGCTGTTCTCTGCGATACTTACTGAAACTGGCCGCATTTCCCCACTACAGCTCGCTACGGCAGCAGCACAACCAATTCCGACTCCAACAGTTACTCCATCTGCAGGTGGTGGGACGGGAGAATTACCAATTAGTTAAAGCATATGGAACCACAAGGACAACGCGCACGTCTTGAAGACGTAATCAATTACAAACCCGACGAGTATTTTTCAGAGGGCGAAATATCACTTATCCAGAGTACATTTAAAGACAATCCTTTGTTGTTTAAAGTACTCCGCAAGGCACTCATACCTTCTGTCGCTGACCTAGAGTTGCCTATCGAACAATTTGGCAACGATACTTTTACTCAAGGACGGGAGTACGCACAAGTACCTGAAAGTGAGTTGAAGTCTATCGTTGTTGCACGTCAAGACGCTATCAAGTTTATTGCCGGAGGTCTTATCAAACTTCGCGTTATTGCGAACATGAGGACAGAATCTCCAGAGCAAGCTGTATTGCGTCGTGAGAAAGACAGTACAAAGTAGTTGTGGATAAGTACCTTGCTATTAAATCAAAGATAGTGGTGGTATAATTAATTTACTAGAGTAACCATCTCTAAAAATGGAACCAGAAAACCAGGACGACTCGGAAGTCCTTGAAACACCCGAGGAAACAGTGGAGGAAGTAATCGAAGAGGAAACTCTCGAACTTTCAAAAGAAGAAATAGAAGTACTCAAAGCAAAGGCTGCAAAAGCTGATGACCTTGAGAGAAAAAACAAACAGTTGTTTGAACGAGCAAAGAAACAATCTATTGCTCCTCAAACAGACACACTCTCTGCAATGGATGCTGTTTTATTGTCAAAGTCAGATGTTGAAGCTGATGACATTGAAGAAGTACTTGGCTACGCTAAGTACCGAAAGATGACCATAGCTGAAGCATTGAAAGACGCGACACTAAAAGCAATCCTTAACGAGAAAAAAGAAGAACGACAAACTGCAGCAGCAACTCAAACGAGGGGCGGTGCACGTGGAAGTTCTAAAGTGTCCGGTATTGACTTGCTTACTAAAGCAGAAACGTCGGGTGAAGTACCTGATACTGCCGAGGGAATGCGAGCTATTGCCGAGGCGCGATTGGCTAGGAAAAGAGCTGCTCAAAGCTAAGGGGTTCTAGTCAAAATGCGAGTGGATTAATTATATTAATTCACTTTAAATGAGCACACTCTCTACATATACACTCCGCGACAAATACTTTAAGAGTAATCTTGAGGTAGCACTTCGCGCAGCATTGGTATGTGAAAAAATCTGTCGCGTTGACCGTTCTGATCTTAAGCGTATTCAAAACCCTTACATCACGCAGCAAACTGCGGCGATTCAGGCGGTTGCCGGTACATACTCTGTATCTGCAATGACAACTACTGATGATGCTTTGACGGTAGCTGATGAGGTTATCTTCGGAACACACGTATTCAAATTTGAGGAACTTACATCAAACTTTAACTTGATGCAGGACTTCTTCGATGACCTTACATACTCCGTATCATTCAAAATCGACCAGTTCGTTTTGAACGTAATCACAGAGGATGCTACTGGTGCATACACAACTCCAGCTGGTGGGTTCACAACTTCTGCAAACATCGCGGTAATCATGGGCTCTCTTATCGGTAAAGTAGCAGGCTTCCAGTCTGGTACAGCCGAGGGTCTGTTCTTGGTTATCGAAAACACTGACGTTACAGGCTTCGTGCAGGCACAAGTAGCTTCTGGCTTCTCGTACGCTGATGCAGCTCTTAACAACGGTCTTTTGACTAAATACATGGGTGTAGATATCTATGTAGTTCGCTCTGGTACATTCGTATCGTCAACTCTTGGTACTCGTTCTGACCTCACAAACTCTGGCCACCGTGTCTTCGGTGTAAAGGGTAGTACGTTGTACGCAACTCCACGTGGTCTTCAGTACGAAGAGAAAGGCGTATCTGGTAAGACTGGCAAAGAAATTGTTGTCAGTGGTCTAGTTGGTGCAAAAGTTTGGACACCTAAAGCTGACCTCATCGTAGATATTACGCTCGCGTAACATTATCAACCCATTCGTGGGTTGATGGGGTACGCTCTCCACTTGCGGCGTGCCCACCCCACCAGCCCACGAACAGAAAAAAACAATGGCAAAAAACAAAGAAAAAGAAGTAGAAGAGGTAGCAAGCTTGGAAGAAGTAATCCAAGAGGCCGCAGAAGCTCCTATGACACCACGTGAAGCACGCTGGAAGCAGTATGTAGCAAACTACAAACTTTCTAACCCAGTAAAAGGTGCTGCAAAAGAAGCGCGCGGAGAGTTTAAAGAAGTTCCTCTATCGTTTCAGTAATTATTAGTTAACTCTTGATTCAATGAGTGATTCACTAAAAACAGGAACACTTGCAGTAGGAGTAACCGCAGTCCTATTAACGGCTGCGTTTATATTTACAACTACTCGCAGTACTCAAACAGTTACACAACCAAAGCAACCAATGCCGACATACAGTGGATTTGAAGCAATGGATCATATAACTGTCGGTGGAGTCAGTACGTATTATTTCTCGCAGTCTATGACACAAGGTGCCTCTACTACTTGTCAATGGCAAACTCCTGGTGCGACAAGTACGGTACACATAAAAGCGCGCT